ATGGCCAAGTTGGTCAGCAACAAAGACTGGATTATTCCTGCCCCAAAACACCGCCCAGCGCGATTAATGTCTAAGATGGTATTGCCAGACGGTACTGTTAAGATTGAAATTGGTGATGATGAAATATTGACACTTACACCCCGAGAAGCACGCCATCTTGGTAATTTGATGGTTGCTGAAGCGATGCAGTATGCCAATATTGAAATGGGTCATCATATGGCAATACTTCAGAGTGAAGTTTCAGGTCAAGTGCGTAAACTATCGAAGCAAGTAAGTGAATTGGTGGATAGTGGGAAGCAGAGGGAATTGTTGTGATAACATCCATTTATTTTTTATAAGAAGAGTAGCCCAAAGTGTCTGATTATCTATTTATGCGGTACCCGATTAGAAACAAATATGAGTATTGGTTACCTAAAATCTTGCTTTTAAATTCAAATCATATTGGTGGAATGAATCTAAAAGATATTCACATTTATACTGAGCCAGATTTAATCTCTGACGGGCATTCCGAAGATCATAGGTTTAATACATTCCATTGTAATAATATTGAAAATGATGAGTCCGCATGGATGGTTGGCTTAGAACTTACGAGTTTACTTAGAGGCTTAATAACTATTTTTACTGGAGAAGAATACCAACAAATGATCAATTTGGAGCGTATGAGAAAAGATGGTGATCCATCTGTAGTTTACCCTAATTACAAACTTGGAAATGATGTTCAATTACCATCCGATATCTACCAAATGTTAGGTTCTAATCTTTTTGAAAACCTAACTTTTAAGGAGAGAGAGGAATATAGAAAAAATGCAAAAACTAATGTTTTCAATAGTTCATTGTATTTGGCTCAAGATAATATTGGCTTATATTTAATACTTAAATACTTTTCAGAGCCTTTAACGTGGGGAAGTTTATACAAAATTATGGAGACATTTGAAACTTTAGAAAAGTACCATGATAAGGGTTGGAAGAAAACTTATAATAATCAGGATAAATCCAAATTCACTAATCCCGCTAACAATTTTGGAGTAATCGGAATTGATTCACGTCATGGATTTAAATCAGATTCACTGAAACCAAATAAAGGTCCCAAAATGGAATTAAGTGAAGCTAAGAAAATGTTTATTAATTGTGCGGTATCTTATCTTGAATTTAAATTGGCAGAACTAAGAAATACACCATGAGTTAGGCGAATGTGAATTATTTCTGATATTTAGGAGAAAAAATTGAGTCAAAATTCTATAGTTTTACAGCTACAAGAATTAGCAGTAGATCCTGAAAGTAATATTGAAGAGCTTTTGAATAAAGCTTTGTTGGTTGCAAGAAAACTTAAAATAAAAAAGTTTAGGAAGTGGTGTGAACATGAGCTAGATGGTTATGATGGAGATGAGCTTCCTGAATACAGGTTATTTAAGGGGCAACTCATGGTTTTCAATCCATATTATGGTCTTCAGCCATTTATGATTCCTCATGATTTAGATGAGGTTGTAACTGCTATAAAATTGGGCTTATCTGTTGGAGAAATTAATAATTTACTTAAGCAAAATAGTGAAATATTTGAATATGTAATAAATAATGACGCTAAGTTGTTGCTAATTTCCTTACAGGATAGTTTTACTCAATTAGAACCAAGAGTAATATTTAAAAGGAGTCAATTGCTAGGAATTTCCACCAAATTAAGAAATATAATTTTAAATTGGTCACTTCAACTTGAAGAAGATGGGATTTTGGGTGAAGGGTTAAAGTTTACAGAAAGGGAAAAAGAAGCAGCTATGTCAGTTAATCATTTCAATATTCAAAACATGCAAGGTGTTGCTGGCAATGTTACTGGCGGAACAATAAATCAAAATAATCAAATGAATATTAAAAAGATGGATTTTGATACTTTAGCAAGATATCTAGCCGAAAGTAATGTAGCATTTTCAGATATCCAAATTTTAAAGGATGCAATTGAATCAGATCCAATACCAACTGAACCAAATAAATTAGGCAGCATGGTAAGTAATTGGATTGGAAATATGATAGGTAAAGCTGCTAATGGTTCTTGGGATGTAAGCATTGCTGTTGCGGGTACATTATTGGCTGAAGCAATTACTAAATTTTACGGACTTGGATAGTTTATTTCCCCCTCTAAGGTTCGACATATTCCACATACCTAATTGATCATTATGCTATTGAAAGAGCATAGTGATCATGTCTGACAACAAAGTACCACCAGATTGGAAAAAAATTGAACTAGATTATCGTGCTGGTATCAAATCATTGCGTCAAATTGCTGGCGAACATGGTATTAAGAGTGAAACATCAATTCGTAAGCGAGCCGCCAAATATGGCTGGCAAAGAGATCTGAACCAGACGATCAATGATGTAGCAGATGATATTGTTAGAAAAGACACAGTGCGCAAACAAGTGCGCAGTAAATCAGTGCATTCTGATGAATCGCGCACCACCTATGATGATCGCCAAGACTTTGATATTTCAGAAGAAGAAACCATTGAGGAGAACGCAAGAGCGATTGCTCAGGTGCGCATTGCGCACCGTAAAGACATTGCGCGTTCGCGTAATCTTTTCGCTAAATTAATCGAGGAAGTGGAAGAACTCACCAATAAAGATTTACAGCAAAATTTACAACAAATGTTGGATCAATTACTGGATGAGGGATGTATTGAATTTTTTGATGCTATGGCTATTCAGAAAACTTTATCTTTAAACAATCGTATAGGCCAATTAAAGCAACTTACAGATTCATTGAAAACCGTAGTGGCACTTGAACGCCAAGCCTACAACATGGATAACGTCCAGCCGATACAGGATCCACTTACCTCATTATTACAGCGTATTGCCAATGGCAATAGTTCTACATTCAAACCTGTGGCCATAGATTCAGATTATGAAAACACCTCATTTCCAGTTGCACAAACTGATACTGAACATGAGGATGATTAATTATGGGAAGTATGGTTACTACCAATGTTCAAAAAACACCTTTACAGCCATTACCAACGAATGCAGAGGAGCTTGAACGGTGTTTAGCTGACCCGAAGTGGCGTATTTTTAGTGGATGTCTTTATAAAATTAAAATTAAGGGCGATGACTTTGTTAATGAGATTACTGGGGAAATGGAAGCGGCGCCGACATTTGAGCTGCCATTTAGTCCTAACCAAGCACAGATAAAATTTTTAGACCGGCTTTGGTACCGAAATATCATTTTAAAAGCACGTCAGCTTGGCTTTACCACACTGATCTGTGTGTTATGGCTTGACCATGCACTTTTTAATGCCAATCAGCACTGCGGTATTATTGCTCAGGACCTTGATACAGTTGGCGATATTTTTACTGATAAAGTTAAATTTGCCTATGACAATTTACCATTAGAGATTAAAGAGCGATTTCCACTCGAAGTTGATAATGAAAGTGAACTTAAATTCGCGCACAATGGTTCAAAGATCAGCGTGTCAACATCATTCCGCGGTGGCACACTTCACCGTTTGCATATCTCAGAATATGGAAAGATATGCGCCAATTCACCCAAAAAGGCTAAGGAGGTTAGAACAGGTTCATTACCTGCAGTGCCCACAAATGGTATTGCTGTTATCGAATCTACTGCAGAGGGTCGAGTTGGTGATTTTCATGACAAGGTTCAAATCTCTCAAAAGAATTTTGCATCTCGTAAGAAACTAGGACCAAAGGATTATCGGTTTCATTTCTATGCTTGGTGGCAAGAGCCTAAATACCGTATTGATGCATCATCAGTGATCGTTACTGCCAGTGAGCATGATTATTTTGATCGCGTGGAAGTAACCGTACGAGAAAAAATGGGAATCATGTGTCATATCGATCCTGATCAGCGTGCGTGGTATGTATCAACACGTGCAAGTGACTTGTCTGGTGATCATGCATTAATGTGGCAAGAGTACCCATCGTTCCCAGATGAGGCATTTCAGGTATCAACGGAGGGTAACTACTACGCCAATGATATGCTCGATCTACGCAAGCGCGGTGGGATTACAAAAATTGAAGTTCTAGATATTCCTGTTTGTACATTTTGGGATATTGGTAATCATGATGGATGTGCAATTTGGTATCACCAGAATATTAATCAGCAAGATCGATTCATTCGTTATTACGAGGCTCATGGAGAAGATTTAAGGCATTATGCCGCAGAAATCCAATCACATGGGTATGTATATCAAACTCATTTCTTACCGCATGATGCAGCACATCAGCGTTTAGGTGACTATAACAAGTCTGTTTTAGATCAATTACAGGAATTATTACCTGGTCATAATTTTATTGTCATACCTCGAATCACCCAACTTACCGCGGGTATTTTAATGACACGTAAGTACCTAAAAAATGCATGGTTTGATGAGGCTCGTTGTCAATTGGGTATTCAACGTCTCGAAGGATATAAGAAAAAGTTCAGTCAGCAGGACAATAGATATATTGATCAGCCTGATAAATCCAACGGCTGCTCTGAGGGTGCTGATGCATTAAGGCAGTGGTCGCAAGCCAAAGATAGTGGACTCATGGGCGATTACGTCTATACGGCTAGTAATACAGGTTTAAATTCAAGTACAACTCAAACCAACACGCACGGCTATGTTGAAGCACCTGCAACAGATTGGCGATTTTAAGGAAAAGCTATGTTTACTCAAGACGATTCAACCATAACTGAGCAGATTAGCAATGATGATTCGCTAACTGTCGATGAATTGACAGAAATCATGAACGAAATTGAGGAACAACCTCACTGGCGGCATATCGCTGATAAAGAAATGGATTATGCTGATGGTAATCAGCTTGATAGTGATTTATTGAAGCGTATGCAACAGATTGGCATACCACCAGCAGTTGAGGACATGATTGGTCCAGCTTTATTATCTGTTGAAGGTTTTGAGTTACAGACACGTACAGATTGGCGTGTAAAAGCAAACGGTGAGACAGGTGGTGATGATGTTGCTGATGCGCTGAATTATAAATTGAATCAAGCTGAACGATTATCTAAGGCAGATAAGGCATGTAGTGATGCATTCCATGCACAAATAGGCTGTGGTTTGGGTTGGACAGAAGTTAAGCGCGAACAAGATCCATTCAAGTACCCTTATCGTTGCGTGAAAGTACATCGTAATGAAATCCACTGGGATATGAAATCCACTGAAAATGATTTGAGTGATGCTCGTTGGTTGCGACGTACACGTTGGGTTCACCCTAAGCGACTGATCAATGCATTTCCAGAACATCAAGAGTTAATTGAAACTGTAGGCCGTCATGGTGGTACGTGGTGGATGGAAGCTGATGTGCTTGATGGTGGTTCGAGTACTGGATTAAATAATGCTTGGCTTGATGCACGCTCATACACTGTAAGTGAAAAATATTGGTATAACGCTACGTCAAAGGAAATTAATGTTGCAGAGATTTGGTATCGTCGCTGGAAGCGTGTACCTGTTCTTAAATTTGCCGATGGTCGTGTAGTCGAATATGACTCATCTAATATGGCTCATGATATTGCAATATTTCAGGGCGTTGCTCGTGTAGAACAGGCCAATATATCAAAGATTCGCCGATCATATTGGATTGGGCCACATTGTTTATTTGATGGTCCAACACCCTATGCGCATCATTATTTCCCGTATGTACCGTTCTGGGGATTTGTTGAGGATAATACAGGTGTGCCTTATGGCTTTGTGCGTCGTATGAAATACAGTCAGGATAGTATCAATTCGGGTATTTCTAAGTTACGTTGGGGTATGAGTGTTCAACGTGTAGAGCGTACCAAAGGCGCGGTAGCAATGTCAGATGAGCAGTTACGTCGGCAAGTTGCACGTCCTGACGCTGATATTGTGCTTGACGCAGCACATATGGCACGACAAGGCGCACGATTTGAAGTAAAGCGTGACTATGAATTGTCACAACAACATTTTCAGTTGATCAGTGATAATCGGGCAGCGATTGAGCGCGTCAGTAATATTACTTCTGGATTTCAAGGCAAGAAAGGTAATGCAACCTCTGGTAAACAAGAGCAGTTGCAGATCGAGCAGTCAAATCAGACCTTAATGAAGATGATGGATAATTTTCGTGAAGGTCGCACCCTTATGGGTGAAATGTTGTTGTCTATGATCGTTGAAGATATGGGAACGCATCAGCAAACTATTATTATTGAAGGTGACGCTGTACGAGAAGAACGTACTGTCATTATTAATAAGCCTGAAACAGATGAACATGGTTATCCATATGTGAGCAATGACGTGCAGCGTACGCGCTTAAAAGTTGTATTGGATGATGTACCTAGTTCTAGCACGTTCAGAGAGCAACAACTTAATGCCTTGTCCGAAATTACTAAGTCATTACCTGCTGAAATTCAAGCTGCTGTGCTTCCGTATGTTATGGCATTAACAGATATACCATTCAAGAAGGAAATTATTGAATCTATTCGTCAGGCGACACAAGCGCCCACACCTGAACAAATCCAACAACAGGTTCAAGAAGCGGTTAAAAATGCTTTGGCTCAGGCAGGTAATGATATTAAGTTGCGTGAACTCGAACTCAAAGAGCGTAAAGCAGGTAGTGAGATTAAAGAGATAGATGCTCGATCTGTTCAGATTGGTGTCCAAGCTTCTTATAGTGCAATGCAGGCAGGCGCACAAATTGCTCAGATGCCAATGATTGCTCCTATTGCCGATGAGGTGATGAAAGGTGCCGGTTATCAGTTACCTAACCCAATGGGTGATGATCCGAACTTTCCTACGGCAGATCAAACAGCAGCACGTGATGTACGTTCACCATATTTAGAAGGTGAAGGGGCGCAGTTAGGTAGTGAAGGATTGGCAGAGGTACAACAGAACACAAGTCCAATGAGCCCACCAGTACCACAGCAGGGTTCAACAGGAATGCAGGGGATTGAGACGGAGAGAACTGAGGATAATTTTAACTCAATGGGTTGAAATTTAAAAATTTATCCTCATTAATGCTTATGTTCTCAATAATTAAACTGTACAACTTAGGAGTGGGTTATGGGGCGCAAGAAGCAGTTAAACGTTACTGGTAGTCATATCACCAACTATAGTATTGATGTTAAAGATTTTAAAGAAAATGATGTTCAATTCCAGCGACTCTACTTAAATATTAAAGTTGATGAAAATGAACTTTATTCATATGAGATTTGTGGAGATGCAAGGTTCACAATTGAATATTTGAAAGATAAGATCCCTGAAGAATTAGATTTTGCTATTGAGCATTTAAATAGAGTAGAGATACACGAATATACAGAACGTTCTTATTTATTCTTCGAAGTGCATCATAAAGATTTAAGGCAAATGCAAGTTACAGGTAGAAGATTATAATTCTTATGGAAAGCACCTTAGGGTGCTTTTTTGTTATCGGTATTTTCAAAATTAATCACAATTTCAGGATTATTTATTATGTGTGGGTGTTTTTTGATAGCTTCAAGTGTCATTAAAACAGCATCTTTAATTAACTCCTTTGTCATTTGATTGCTATCTTCAAAGCTTTGCTCAAGGCGGGCGATGATTTCAGCATTCATAGAACGATTATTTTCTTTTGCTGTTAATGCTAGTTTTTCCCTAAACGCAGAGGTTGCTCGAACCTTTAGCGTAACTATTTCATCACTCATAAAAGATAACCAAAAATAAAATTTATGATAACCCCATTATGGGGATTGACCAATAACCCCAAATTGGGTACATTATTTTGTACCCATAGTGGGGAGTTGAGAAAGATATGGAAACACAAATAGCAAAACCTACTGATGTTCGCTTTCGATTAGCAAAGGAGCTACATGAACCTTTGAAAGAATTAGCAAAAAAAGAAGAACGTTCAATGAATTATTTAATGAATAAAGCAGTCGAATTATTGTTAAACCAAAAGAGTGCGAAAGCATGAAATCAACAGACAACAAAAAAAGCCCAACACTTGCAGGCAGAGGGCTTAATTGATGTCACTACAAAGGAATAAGTAACATGACTATTGTAACAGAAAAAATCAATTCGCAACATGACAATTTAATTGAAGTTATTGAAGCAGAAATAGGTGGTATCAAACAGCAGGTCGTTAATGCCCGTGACTTACATTCATTTTTGCAAGTTGGTAAACGCTTTGCTTCTTGGATTCAAGAGCGTATTGCTAAGTATGAATTTGTTGAAAATGAAGATTTTATTTTGATTTCCCAAAATGGGGAAATCAAAGAAGAGGCTATTTCACAAAATCGGAAAATAGGTCGTGGTGGTGATAGACGCAGTATTGAATACCACATCACCCTAGACATGGCAAAAGAATTATCCATGGTCGAGAACAATGCCAAAGGTCGTGAAGCACGTCGTTACTTTATACGTTGTGAGAAGATGGCTTATGAGGTGATGAAATCGCAATTTCTTTTAGAGCCACAAACATTAGTCAAGAAAACCACAAAAGATAATCCATGGTCACTTTATGGATGGTTCGTTTTCGGCGGGTCTTACACTGGGTGCTGATCGCTCAAAGGAGTTGGATATGCGCATTCAGCAGGATTATCCGTATCAACTTGGGCAAAGCGATTTGATTGATTTTTTTCGTCAAAGATGCATTAAGTGAGCCACTTTCGGGTGGCTATTTTTTATTGATAGGGTTGAAATATATGTGAGAGGCCACATAAATAGGGCACTGATAAAAATCTTAATCAGGAAAATTACATTAACTCATTTTGGAAAAATACATGAAAATGAAAATTGACATCTATCGTGGTTCTAAAAATCAATACAAATTCCTTTCTGTTCCAACAGGAACTGATGTTACCTCATTGCAAATTGAAAATCTTGACCCTGAACTAGCTCAAGTTACCCGATTTAAGGCAGACCATGAAATTGAATTGGACAAGCCATTAATTGCAATGGATGCTGACGATATTATTAATCAGATACAATCAAAAGGTTATGCAATTCATGCTGTTTTATTTACCGTTACTGGTGGGTAATTAACTTAAATTGAATAATTTTTAAGAACGACCTACGGGTCGTTTTTTATTTAAACCACTACATTTCTTGGCACATTGAGCACAATATTCAGCCATTCTTCATACCCCCTGTAAGGCTAACGCTATTATATCTAAATCCTTGAAACTTTCCTTATGTTGAGCAATCAGCAGCTAAACGCTAGATAACTCTAGCCATTCAGACCTTAGCGGCTACAGCGATAAGTAGTAGGAAAGACATGGACATTACAGAGCAACAACAAGAGTTGATTGAATCAAACGGTGGCAAAGCATCACCAGAACTTGCATCGCAGTTATTAGAACAGGCGATGAATGGCGATACCACAGCACAAGCTGCGGAAACTGGTAGTGAGCCAGACACTACCCAAGCTGATGAAGCGAAGACACCAGAAGATACAACAGGCGGTACGCAACAAGCTCAAGAACAAGCACAACAGCATGTGGAACATGGTTCCGCAATGGTCGATGAAAGCCAGTTAAATGTTGAAAATTCTGTGATCTTACGTGTGAACCAAGCACGTTTCCCAGTAGATTTGGGTAATGTGATGTCACAAATCCGTAGTCCAGCAGATCTACGTCGTTTAGGCCGTCCAGTCGCACAGAACTTGATGGATCGCTATTGTGACCAATCCCTTATTGTACACATGGCTGGTGCACGTGGTTCACATGACAATATCGAATGGGTAATCCCTAAAGATAGTCATAAAGATTTCAATGAAATCATGGTCAATCGCGTCAAAGCACCTACTCGTAACCGCCACTACGTTGTTGATGGATCAGGTATGCAAGGCGTTACTTCAAATGCGGGTGAGTTGGATATCGCTACTACCGATCTATTTACGATGGATGCGGTTGACTCGATGAAAACCGTGTTAGATCAAATTGCATTACCACCGCCGATCGTTAAGTTTGAAGGTGATGCGAATGCGGATGATTCGCCGATTCGTGTATCCGTGGTCGTTTATTGCATGAATCTCAAAACAATGATGTTTGTAAGATTAATATATTGATTGGTTCATCTCGTTATCAATTACATGAATCGTTATACGAATTGACTCGAGTGTGGTTCCAGCCAAGCGATGGAACAAAAGGGCAATACTTGATTTTAATGTCAGGTGAATTACTCGATCATTATTATAATGGTGAGAATTGGCGAGTGAAACAGGGTAAGCCTGAACATATTATTCAGGATGATACAGGTATTCGCCTTGTTCCAATTCCTGATATAGACGGTGAATTACAATTAGAAGGCTATCGTGTGCCATTGTCACCAATGGAAAATGATACTGATATTCCAGAAATTAACCAAATTCACCATGTTCAATTGATTCAGTGGGTTCTACACCAAGCGTTTAAGGTACCAGATGCAGAATTCTTTGATCCAAATCGGTCAGCATTAGCAGAGCAGGAATTTACAGACTATTTCGGTATTCGTCCTGATAGTGATTTGCGACGCATTACTCGTGAGGATATACCGCATAACGTTATTCCATTCATGCCATGATTTGCTTGTGACATAAGCACCCCTGTAAGGCTAAAGCTTTTCAGGGGTTTTTTACATAATGATCTTACTTATTTTATTTAATCATGCACAAATATGGGCAAACGTATTATTGATTTAAAGACCGAAGATACGCTTTACATTGGCGATGCCAAAGTTCAATTGATCAAAAAGTCTGGGCAATTGGCTCGAATTTGTGTTGAAGCAGATAATCACATTGAAATTAAACATGAGCGCATGAGTGCTTCCGATTCAGTTAAGGGGCAGACATTTTGCTTTTGAAATTAAACTCACGGGTAATAGCGGATACATCAACGATTTAAGCATTGATATAGCAGCGACAAAAAGGAGAGTTTAAAAATGACAGTTACAGTTCCTCAAATTGATGTCGTGACTAAAGAGGTATCAGGAAAGCTGGATTTTTTTGAGAAAAAAATTGGAACGCTGACCAATGATGTAAACAAGGCACTTGATGCTATGAATAACATTCAAGTTGATCCTGTTGCACCGCCCACCAATTTAGCCAAGCCAAGCGAAAGCGGTTATGAGCCTTTAAGTAATTTAAAAGTACCTGAGCTTGAAGCGAAATTACCTCAACCGCCAGTAATCAATTTAAATATTCAGTCCCCCGAAAAAATGAATGTTCCTAGTTTTGAAGGGTTGAATATCGATATACCAGAAGCACCAATTTTTAGTGAGGATTTATCTGCACCTGACTTCATTGATGCATCCGTGATACCTGAGGTGAATACCGATATTGTTTTGCCAGTTGCACCAAATTTCGTAATACAAAATTTGGATATTGGTGAACTTCCTCAACAAATTAATTTATCTGATTTACTTCAGGATCTTGATTTAAGTGACCTTGATCTACCTGCAACGCCCGAAGCACCTATTTTAAATCTACCTGAAATGCCATCCATGGCTGTCATTGATATCCCGACTCGACCAGAGATTGATGACGATATAGAAATGCCAGACGTTCCTACGATCGTATTGCCAGAAATGGAAGTAATGGAAGCTATAAATCTTCCTGATTTTCAGTATGAAGAAATTCCAGTTTTTGAAGGCACACCACCTGAATTTACCGTTACGATCCCAGACAATATCGATAGCATCATTTCAAACGCGGCATCGGTAGTTCAGCAAGATTATTATACCTACAACACTGAAAGTGCAATTAAGCCACTGGTTTTAGAAATTCGATCATGGCTGGAGGGGAATAATCCGGGTTTAGGTTTACCTGCAGCAGTTGAACAATCCTTATTTAACTGCGCTCGAGAGCGTGACAGTATTGAAACTGAACGTGCAATTCAGGAAGTGACTGAACAATGGGCTAGTCGTGGTTTTTCAATGCCACAGGGGATGCAAGAAAAGCAGATTGCTGCATTGCGTGATCAGGCTAGATTGCGCGCAGCTGATTTAAATCGTGATGTGATGATTCAGTCTTTTGATAAGCAGCTTGAACATATTCGGTTCCTAACCGAGCAAGGCATGGCGCTTGAAAAGATGAAGCAGGACATGTGGCTTGCTTTTGTTTCAAATACTTTGGAATTGGTTAAGTTTCAGATTGATAGTAAAATCAGTGTGCTGAATGCGCAGATTAGTATTTTCAATGCCCAAAACTCAGCGTTTGAAAGTCTTGTTACGGTATATAAAACCAAAATAGAGGCCGCAATATCGCGTATCACAGCATACAAGTCGATGTTGGATGCTCAGGCAGTGATTGGTCAATTGAATCAACAAAAGGTCGAAGTCTTTAAGGCAAAAATTGAAGCGGTAATGACCAATGTTGAGGTATATAAAGCATTGGTTGATGGTGCCACGGCACGGGCTGGATTGATTGCGACTAAGTTTGATGCATATAAGTCCGAAGTTCAGGCATATTCTGAACAGATTGGTGCAGAGAAAGTTAAAATTGAGGCCTATGATTCACAGGTTAAAGCTGAAAGTTCAAAAGCTTCAATGTATGAATCGTTGGCTCGTATGTATGCGGCAACAGTTGAGGGTATATCCGCAAAAGCCAATGTTAAGACCAAGCAAATTGAACTTAATCAGGAAGCGGCACGGGTAAAAATTGCGGAATATGCAGCCAATATTGATGCCTACAAAGCAGGTGTTGATGCCAAACTTTCTGTGATCCAAAGCAATACATCCGCTTTTAATTCGCAAGTAGAGTTATTTAAGGCACAGGCCAGTATAGAAACAACTAAAATAAGTACCCAAGCCAATATTGTAGATTCAGCAGCTCGTACCAAAATTGCCTTTGCTGATGCTCAGGCTAAGTTTGCTGAGATGCGTATGCGAGTAAGCATTTCAAATAGTGAATCGTTGTCTAGATTTGCTGATATGAAATCACGTACAGCAATTGCTGTATCTGAAGTGCATTCAAGATATGCTGATTTAAGTTTGCGTACAACGATTGCCAATGCAGATGTTTATAATCGATATATAGAGTCTCAATCCCGCGTATCCATAGCCAATGCTGATATGCAGGCTCGTTATGCTGATATGCAGGCTCGTACCAATATTGCATTTGCTGAGACAAATGCTCGTTACGCTGATATGAATGTTCGTACCAATATTGCATTTTCAGAAATGCAATTGAAAGAGTATGAGGCCAATATGCAAAATGCGATACAAAAAGCACAATTGGCACTAGAGGCAGCCAAAGCGATTGGTCAGTATTCTTCACAGCTTGCGGCTGGTGCTATGTCGGCGTTGCATGTGTCGGCAAGTATGGGAGCGAATGCTTCGATCAGTGGGAGCGTTTCAGAAAGCACTAGCACAAGTACCAGTCATAATTATAGTTATTAATGCATTTGTTTAAATGCATTAATTAAACATTATTAATTTTATCCTCAAGCAATTCTATATCTTCTATAGATTCAATTTTAAATTCTGCTTGAGAATAAAGTTCATTCAGGAATATTTGTAATTCTATAGGGGTTTTATTCTCTATACTATCATTATTAAGGCATGGATCCATGATTTGCATTGATACAATACCTACTACTTTAACGAAAACATTATCTTCGGCTTCAAAAGTATGATCGTTCCAATTTGATATTGAAACACTTTTTAATTTACTTGAAGGTTCATCAAACATCATGAAATAATCAGTTTTATTAATAAAGTATTCAATATTAACATCAATTTCTAATTCAAATTCAAACCCAATTTTTTCATCTCCATAGTAAATTGGTTTTGCAAAATTAACTTCTATTTTTTGAGTGTTCCCATAACTATTAATTGTAGCTTCGCCATTATATTCGTTAGAATTTTTTACTCCGTAGATATTTTTATAGACAATTTCATCTCCAATATTTCTAGATATAAAAAACTCTAATTCACTAGGTTGAATTTTCTCATTTACTTCCTTATTAATAAATGAGAAAAATTCTAATATAAATTCATCAACGTTTTCTTGTTTGGATATAACAGATTGTAATTCTTGTTGAGCAAGGAGTTCATTAATATTTTTAACTAATGTAAATCCATGTTTATCTTTAAAAGTGTTATGTATTTTTTGGTCATTAACAACTAAATAAATATGATCAACTGAATTTTTAATTTTTTCGAAACTTCTACAAATAAAACTATCGGGAATATCATCTCGATGTTTTATACTTTTAAGAGGAGGTATCCCCTGAAAATATGCTTCAAACGCCTCTTTAGCCTCATCTGCTTCTATATTGTAAATTTTAGCACCCAATCCAACTAGCCATTTTTTAGAAAAAAATTCAGCTTCTTTATCAGAAATTATTTCTTCATTTTGTTGTAAGGATTTATTAAACTCTGAAAATAGTTTTTTTAGGTTAGCGTCTTGTGGTAATGAATAATATTTTTTAAAAGCTTTATTAAACTCATTGTATCTGTCTTTATAAAATTTAACTTCTTGGGTTTCTAGTTCTCGTTGAACTATGTAAGGAATATGAATAGTAATTAATTTATTCAAGTATAAATTTTGAAGTGTTTTATAAGAAACATCATTGATATTTCTATTCTTTCCAATCCCACTTGTATCAAATGCAATATGTATCAT